ACGCCAACCTGGCCGAGGTCATTGAGCCGGATGTCCTGGCCCAGATTGGCATTGAAGTGGCCAGTTTGTTCGAGGCCGACAAGGGTTCTCGCTCTGAATGGGAGCAGATGTACGCCAAGGGCCTGGAACTTTTGGGCTTCCGCATGGAAGAGCGCACCAAACCCTTCCGTGGAGCCTCTGGTGCAACGCATCCAATGCTCACTGAGGCCATCATCCAGTTCCAGGCGCAGGCTTTCAAGGAGCTAATGCCCGCTGGCGGTCCTGTTCGCTCGCAGATCATGGGCAAAGAGACGGTCGAAAAGTTCCAACAGGCTGGTCGTGTGCAAGACTTCATGAACTACCAGATCACCACGGTGATGGAAGAGTACACACCGGAGTTCGATCAGCAGCTTTTCTACACTGGCTATGGTGGTTCGACCTTCAAGAAGGTCTACTACGACTACCAACTGGGCCGCATGGTGTCAAAACTGTGCCTGGCAGACGATGTTTTCATCCCGTACAACGGCTCAAGCGTTGTTTCCCAGTGCCCACGCCTGACTCACCGCATTGCAATGGACTCAAACGAGTACCGCAAGCGTGCTTTGGCCGGTGAGTACCTCGATATTTTCTTGGACACCTATGCAACGCCTGCTGATGCAAGCCAAATTCAGGAAGCAGTCGACAAAATCACCGGTATTCAGCCCACCGACGACGTTGGTGAGGTGTTTTTGCTCGAGCAACTGGTCGATTTGGACCTCAAGGGCTTTGAAGACAAGGACGAAGACGGCAATTTGACCGGTATCAAGCGTCCATACGTAGTTACCCTTGCTGAAGACACGCTCAAAGTCGTTGGAATCCGCCGCAACTGGAAAGAAAACGACGAAAAATGCACGCGCCGCAACTATTTTGTGCACTACGTGCTCGTCGAAGGTCCTGGTGCCTACGGTTTGGGCTTTGTGCACCTCATTGGAGGCCTCGGCAAGGCCGCTACAAGCGCTCTGCGCCAGCTGATTGACGCCGGCACGCTCGCCAACCTGCCCGCAGGCTTCAAAGCCAAGGGCGCGCGCATTGCAGACGACTCTGATCCGATTCAACCAGGCGAATGGCGCGACATTGACGCTGGTGGCGCAGAGCTTTCAGCCTCTTTGCTGCCTCTGCCCTACAAAGAGCCCAGCCAGGTGCTGTTTGCGCTGCTTGGCTTCCTTGTGGACGCCGGCAAACGCCTCTCCAGCACCGCCGACATGCAAGTTGGCGACGGCAACCAGTACGCGCAGGTCGGAACGACCCTGGCGCTGCTCGAACGCGGCTCCATGGTCATGTCCAGCATCCACAAACGCCTGCACTATGCGCAGACGCTTGAGTTCCGCTTGCTGTTCGAGGGCTTTGGCCAGTACATGCCCGACGAGTACCCCTACGACGTGCCTGGTGCAAGCCGCAGGATCAAGAAAGCAGACTTCGACACCATGGTGTCGGTGCAGCCAGTGGCTGACCCCAACATCTTCAGCTCTGCACAGCGCATTCAGCTCGCGCAGATGCAGTTGCAGCTCGCACAGAGCGCCCCGAACATGCACAACATGTACGAGGCCTACTACCGCATGTATGCAGCGCTGAATATTCGCGACATCGACGGCGTGCTGCTGCCGCAGAACACCAACATGCCGCGTGACCCTGCGTCTGAGAACAGTGATGTGCTCAACGGCATGAAGTTGAAGGCCTTTGCTGGCCAACAGCACGACGCACACATTGCATCGCACCTGATGATGGGCATGTCGCCTGTTCTACAGTCCAATCCGATGTCTGCTGCCGAACTACAGAAGCACATCCTTGACCATGTGCGCCTGCGCGCAGAGGAAGATGTGGAAGCCGAGCTGTTCAAGCAGTACGGCACCGACCCAGACCACCTGGTCTCGGCAATCCAGAAGGAAGGCATGGTCGCCATCAATATTGCCATGGGCATGAAGGAAGTGCGCGACATGCAGGACAAGTTTGCTGGTGGCGAAGGCCCCGATCCCTTGGTACAAATCAAGGAAAAGGAGATCGCGCAGCGTGCACAGGCCGACCAGGCTCGCATTGGCATCGACCAGCAGCGTTTGGCCCTGGACCAGCAGAAGGCCCAGCAGACCAACCAGCTCAACATGCAGAAACTGCAGTTGCAGCAGCAAAAGATCAATCAGCCACAACAACCAGGAGGCCAATATGCCGCTTAAAAAAGGTTCCAGCAAGAAAACGATCAGCTCCAACATTGGAGAGATCGTTCGCGACTACAAAAAGGACGGAATGATCGGTACCAGCAAGCCTAAGAACAAAGCTGCTGCCGTGAAACAGGCGGTTGCTGTTGCTTACAGCAAAGCAGGTAAATCCAAAATGGCCAAAGGCGGCGCTGTAAAAACCCCTAAGGGAGTACAAGGTCCGTTTATGGAAGTAAAAAAGAAAGATGGCAACCGTCCAGTTAAGATATACTAATTCGTGAGTGAGTGCTACCAGACGGGGCCTTGTACCGTCTGCTTTTCATGGAAACACCATGCTTGAATTTGCAGAAGCAGTTCTGAAGGAAATCAGGAAACTCCAGGATCAATCAAAACAGATTGTCCTGAATGGAACCATCACTGACATGGAGCGGTATCGCTTCATGATGGGTCGCCTTGAGGGTTTGAGAATGGTTGAAGATTCCGTGAAAGAGTTACTTTCAAAAGTCACGGAAGATGTCGACGATTTACTCAAGTGAAGGAGAACCCATGGAAACCGCAGTGATACCTGAAATCAACATGACCGCCTTGGAGCGTAAATGGGCCGAGGAGGCAGCCAATAAGCCGGCCGCCCTTGAAGACGCCTATACCGAGCTTGGGTTTGACCCCGAGAAACTCGACCAAGCCGTCATCGACACCATTCCAAAACCTACCGGGTGGCGCGTTGCCATCCTGCCCTATCGCGGCGCGGAAAAGTCCAAGGGCGGTATCGTCCTGGCCGAAGAAACGCAGCGTAAGACGCAATTGGCCACCGTGTGTGGCTACGTGCTGAAGATGGGCGACCTTGCCTATGCCGACGAGAGCAAATTTCCCGCCGGACCCTGGTGCAAGGAAGGTGACTGGATCATCTTCGGACGATATGCGGGTGCTCGCATCCCAATCGACGGCGGTGAGATTCGTTTGTTGAACGACGACGAAGTTTTGGCTGTCGTAAACAGTCCCGAAGACATTCTGCACATGTAAAGGAGCAATGGTATGAATGATGAGTTGGAATTTAAGATCGGTGAGGACGAAAAGCCTGCCACCGTCGCAATCGGTGAGGACGGCGCTGCTGAAGTGCTGGACAAACCGCAAGCGCCCCAGGTCGAAACTCCTGCACAGCAGGCCAGTGAGGCTGGTGAACTCGACCAGTACAGCGAGGGCGTCAAGAAACGCATCGACAAGCTGACCGCGCGTCTGCGCGAGACCCAGCGACGCGAGCAAGCAGCCCTGGAGTACGCCAAGAGCGTCCAGGCCCGTGCGCAACAGCTCGAGCAGCAGTTCATGACCGCTGACAGCGAGCGCCTGGGCGAGGCCAATGGCCGCGTGCAGACGCAAGTGGTGGCCCTCAAGCAAATCATCCGCAAGGCCCGTGAAGAAGGTGACATTGACACCGAAACGGAAGCCCAACAGCGCCTGACTTCGCTCACCATGGAGCAAAACCAGATCGCTCTTGCCACGCAGCAGCGTGAACAGCAGGCACAGCAGTGGGCGCAGCAGCAACAGGTCGCCGCACAGCAAGCCGCACAGCAGCCCCAGGTACAAATTCAGCAGGAAACCGACCCCCGCGTCGAGGAATGGGCTGAACGCAACCCCTGGTATGGCCGCGATACCGCCATGACCCATGCTGCTTGGGGAATCCACCGACAGTTGATTCAAGTTGAGGGGTTTGACCCAAACAGCAATGAGTATTATGATGAGCTAGACAACCGCCTAAAGCAGACTTTCCCCCAGAAGCTGGGTGGAGGTCAGCAGCAAGCGCAAACTAACAGAGCCGCCAGACCCGTGCAAACGGTGGCACCTGCATCCCGGTCATCGGGTATTAACAACGCACGCCGCACTGTCAAATTGACACCAAGTCAAGTTGCAATTGCCAAAAAGCTGGGTGTTCCTCTCGAGGAATATGCCAAGTACGTAAAGGAGTAAGACCATGTCAGACGTCAAAGTACCTACACTCAATCGCAGTTCTCGCGGGGCCGAATCTCGTGAGAAAGAAGCGCGACGCAAGCCTTGGGCTCCCCCTTCACGACTGGACGCGCCCCCACCGCCTCCTGGATACAAGCACCGTTGGATTCGAGCTGAAGCCGGTGGTATTGAAGACCGCACGAACATCTCTGGAAAGCTCCGCGAGGGGTATGAGCTGGTTCGTGGGGACGAATACCCTGACTATCACGTCCCAACAATTGAAGACGGCCGACATGCTGGTGTGATCAGCGTGGGAGGTTTGCTCCTAGCACGTATTCCTGAGGAAACCGTTGAAGAGCGCGACGCATATTACCGAGGTAGAGCGAACGACCAATTGCAGGCAGCCGACAATGAGCTGATGAAAGCCAATGCGCATTACTCAATGACCATTGAC